AGAAAATGACCGAAACTCCAATAATGCCTAGTCCTAAACAACTAGCTGCTGGACTAACTCAATACGGCAATAGGTATGGAACAAACACGCCTAAGAGTTCGGGTTATTTCGGTGAGATACCATTGCAGAATGGATCAGTTGCAACTGAATACAGCGTTGGTCAGGATATTGACGGTAAGAATGTAGAGATGCCATCGATTGTGCCTACACTAACCAAAGAGGAGCTTGGTCATGTAATGAGATCGGCTGAAACTGGATCGCCTCTACCTAACTCGGTCTATGAAAAGTCTCTTGCTCATGCTAAAGATAGAATCTCTAAAGGCCAGTCTCCATTCTGGCAAATACCAGAATCGTACACTCCAATGCCTAAATAGGACAGAAAATGACCGAAACTCCAATCGAGAAGTATCTGAACGTAATCGGCGCGTACGACAACGAGTACAAGAAGTGGGAGGCTCGTGCTGCAAAGATCGTTAAACGCTATAGAGATGACAACCGCAGCCAGAACTCTAACGAGACTGCAAAGTTTAATATTCTCTGGTCAAACGTACAGACCTTGATACCAGCGGTCTATTCCAAATTACCTATGGCTGACGTATCGCGCCGCTTTGGAGACAATGACCAAGTAGGTCGTGTTGCCTCACAGATACTACAGAGAGCAATTGACTACGAGATTGAGCATTACCCAGACTTCAGAGCGACTATGAAGAACGCGGTACAGGATCGCTTTCTTGGTGGTCGCGGTGTTGCATGGGTGAGATATGAGCCGCACCTAATAGAGCGTGATATGCCAGAGGACGGGCTACAGGTCACTGAGGACACGGACGAAGAGGACGCAGCTAACGAGACAGGCCCAGAGACTAACCAGACGTATGAAGAGATCGAGTATGAGTGCGCTCCTACAGACTATGTGCATTGGAAAGATTTTGGTCACTCAGTAGCCCGTACATGGGAAGAGGTCACGGTTGTATGGCGCTGGGCGTACATGACAAAAGAGGCTATTGTAGAGCGGTTTGGCGAGAAGTCTGCAAAGAAAATACCTTTGGACAGCGGCCCACAGACACTAACCTCCTATGGTCAGAGCAATAAAGAACATACCAGAGCTAAGATATGTGAGCTATGGGATAAAGAGACAGGCAAGGTCTACTGGTTCAGCAAGAACAGCAACTACATCATAGACGAGCGTGATGACCCTATCGAGGTAGAAGGCTTCTTCCCTTGCGGCAAGCCTTTGTACGCTACGCTAACCTCTGATTCTCTCGTGCCTGTGCCTGATTTTGTTCTGTACCAAGATCAGGCTACTGAACTGGACATTTTATCGGACAGAATTGACGGTCTGGTCAAGGCTCTGAGAGTGCGAGGAGTATATGACGCAAGCCAGCCAACGCTACAACGTCTGCTCACAGAGGGAGACAATAATACTCTGATACCTGTGGATAAGTGGATGGCATTCAGCGAAAAGGGTGGGCTAAAGGGTAGTATCGACATCCTACCGCTTGATGTCATAGCTAGTACGCTCATTAACTGCTACCGTGCAAGAGAGGACATAAAGAGTCAAATCTACGAGATTACAGGCATATCTGACATCATTCGTGGTCAGACCAGTGCAAGTGAGACTGCAACGGCACAACAGATCAAGGGCCAGTATGCAGGGCTTAGATTAAGGGCTTTACAGGAAGAGGTCGCATTGTTTGCGTCTAGCCTGATTAAGCTAAAAGCGCAGATCATGTGTACCAAGTTCCAGCCACAGACTTTATTACAGTACGCCGCTGCACAGCAAATGTCTGAGGCAGATCAGCAATTGATACCACAGGCTATAGAGCTTCTTAAAGACTCCCCGCTATCCAACTTTAGGATAGATGTAGAGGCTGACAGTCTGGTGCAGTTGGATGAAGATCAGAACAAGCGTAACCGTGTTGAGTTCTTGCAAGCGTTTGGTGGCTTCTTAGGTCAAGCCTTACCTGTAGGCCGCGAGTCTCCTGAGATGATACCAATGCTGGTAGAGGTGATGAAGTTCGGCATCGGAGCGTTTAAGCAAGCAGAACCTATCGAGGGTACTCTTGATACAGCCCTAGAGCAGATGAAGGTAGCATCACAGCAGCCTCAACAGCCGCCGCCTGACCCTGATCAGATCAAGATGCAAGCACAGCAACAGTCTGACCAGATGAGAATGCAAGCGGATGCACAAGCGGCACAGATGAAGGCACAGATCGACGTACAGGCTCAACAGGCACGAGTACAAGCAGATATGCAGATCGAGCAGATGAAGCTACAGGCAGACGCACAGCTAGAGCAAATGCGCCAGCAAATGAAGATGCAAGAGCTACAATACCTAGATCAGTTTAATCGCTACAAGGCAGAGCTGGACGCATCTACTCGCATCATGGTCGCAGAGATAGGCGCAAAAGCACAGGTAGATAAGGTGCGTGAGGCAGAAGAGGCTGCTAATACTGAAGTAGCTATCGTTCTGGGTGAAGCATGAGAAAGTCTTGGATATATATAGACGGAGAAGCTGTAGAGGTAGGTTCAGTGCAGTATGATGCTAAGGTCTACATCATGCCGGACATAGCTCCTTATAAGTCTATGGCTGATGGCACAATGATTACTGGCAGGGCTATGCACCGTGAGCATTTAAGAAAGCATAATTGCTTTGAGGTCGGTAATGAGATAATGAAAACTGAGATACCGCAAGCAAAAGATACACGCAGAGAAGTTTTAAGCGCACAATTAGCAAATATGTCGCATTCCCAAGCTAACAAGCTAATGGATCGGATGCGAGATAACCAACGATTTACTAACCCCCACAGGGAGAAATAAATGGACTTGCCAGAAGTAACACCAGATGCAGAAGCAATTGACAGGAAGGAATTATTAGCACAACAGTTTGAGGAATTGGAAGCAGAGCCAAAGGCTGAGAGAGTACGGAGTGCTGATGGAAAGTTCGCATCAACCGCGCCCGTAGAAGCTCCAGTAGAGGCCGTTGAACCGCCGTTGTGGAGCAGACCTCCTAAATCGTGGATAAAGGAACACCACGAGGATTGGGCAGCAGCATCTCCACGATTACAAGAATACGCATGGCAGCGTGAAGAGCAGATGAGGGCTGGTGTTGAGCCGCTTATAAGTAAGGCTCAGTACGCTGACGAAATTGAACGAGTAGTTCAACCATATCTTAATACAATACACGGACTAGGGATTAAGCCTAGCGAAGCCATCAGCGGGTTATTACAAGCTGATAACATTCTTCGGAATGGATCGCCAGAGGAAAAGGAATACTACTTTGCTCAACTGCGTGAGCAGTACGGCATGGGTGCTGCAAATCAGGATGGTGTTCAACAAGCTCCGCAGCATGATATAGTATACGGACTGCGTAATGAATTAAATTCTGTGCGCGGCGAGATGCAGCAATGGAAGCAAGAGAAGGAAGCTGAATCTAGCAAGATTATGAACGGCGAAATAGACTCATTCTCACAAAAGAAAGAGTATTTCGAGGAACTTCGACCAGCAATGATCCAACTCCTACAAGGAGGCATGGCTAATACTCTGGACGAGGCGTATGACAAGGCATTGCGCCTAGACGCTGACCTATACGACAGACAAACACAAGCCCAACAGGCTAGTGTAAACGTCCAAAAGATAGGTATGGTAGACAAGGCAGCGAAAGCTGCTAGGGCGGCAGCGGTTAGCGTTAAAAGCTCCACACCCGGAGTAGCGACAACGACCAAAGCGCAAGATAGGCGCTCAATGTTAGTAGAGCAATTTGCTAACCTAGATGAGCGTTTTTGATAACTTAAACTGAGGAGTAAATTATGGCCTTCGCCAATAGTTCAGTTTCGGACATCATTGCGACTAACATTCAAAGTCGTACAGGTGAGCTGGCTGACAACGTAACAAACAACAACGCACTACTGCGCCGCTTGAAAGATCGTGGCAATGTTAAGACCTTTTCTGGTGGTAACGTAATTTTGCAAGAAATTATGTACTCAGACAGCGCAACCAACAACACCAACAGCTATTCTGGCTATGAAGTGTTGAACGTTTCGCAAAACAGCCCTATCTCTGCTGCTCAATTCTCTATCACCCAATACGCTGCTGCTGTTTCAATCAGCGGACTAGAGATGATTCAGAACAGCGGTAAAGAAGCAATCATTGACCTGCTTGATGGTCGTATGAATGTTGCTGAAGCTCAGTTGGCTAACCGTATTGGTGGTGACATTTACCTCGACGGAACTGGCAACGCAGGTAAAAATCTGACCGG